AGTTCTTTGGTAACCCCACACTGCTTTCGTCTCGTCCCAAGACGGACTTGATTGAGGCTGGTGGTGATTCCACGGTACAGCGTCCTTCCATTGCAGCAAACTCTGGCTTTACCAGTCCTGCATCCTTAAGTGCGTCGATGTTTAAGGCTGATCCCGTCAGCCGTGGCGTTGATGGACAGATTCGAGTTCCAAGGATTATTGCAAACCTGGAGCCGAATGACCGTGTTGGTTACATTGTTCCAGATGCAATTACTGGTGATCAAAACCAATTTGCCCGTCAGTATCGCGAAGAAATTCGCACTGCACTTGGCGGTGTTGATGAACTGTCGATTTCCGCAGGTGTTACCGCAACTGAATACAAGTCACTATTTGGTCGTGTATCGGCAACATCCAAGAAAAAAGCAAATGCAATTTACACGTATGGCATCTGCCGTTGTCTTGAATTAATTATTTATCAAGAAGAGCAACTCTTCCGTCAATCATTGGCAGCAGCTGCTGGTATTGAGAAACCTGTTGATCTTCCCTTTGATGCACCAGAAGAAGAAATTGCTGCCTATAGGGAAGCAATGAAGGTCTTCAATGATCAAGTCAAAGAGATTATGATGGCTTGCGTGGAAACAAAAATGATTCCACCAGGCGTTCTTGGGTTGATTCCCGATGGCGATGTCACAATGCTTTGGCGTTGGACAGGTCCTGTGTACGAGGAAACCACTCAGGACACACTTAATAATTCTATCGTGGTGCGCAACCTACAAGAATTAGGTGTTGATAGCATTGAAGCACTGAAATACCTCTTTCCGTCTAAGACGGATGAGGAGCGGGCCGAGATGTTATCTGGGTTCCCGTTCAGGATGGTGAATGAATTGCAGAATGCTTATTCGCAATTTGCCAAATTGGTGGGGGGGATGATGCAGACTCCTCACCCTCAATCACCAGACTTACCGATGGCTGCTGATCCTCGTCTGGATCTGACACCCTATCTGTATCGAACCTTAGAAGCTTTACAAAAGGAGATGAGTTATGCAGGACGCTACCGTCCAATCGATCCCACAGACGAGCCAAGCACCAGCAGCAGTAGCCCCAAGCAGCTACGTGGTGGCAGCTCCGGCACCTCAGGCAGCGCCGGTGAACTACCAGGCAGCTCCAGTGGCTTATCAGGTGGGTACCAATTACCCCCAAGCGGTACCTCAGGCGAGCCCCAGCTACCAATCCGCCCCTATTCAGTACGCCCCCCAATCCCAACCGGCGGAAACCTCGGCGGGGAACCCATGGGAATCGGCGTTCAACAAGGTGGTGAATCTTCTGAGCGCACCAGTTCAATCCCCGTTCCAGGGAGCACCCTCGCAGGCTCCGACGCAGTATACCCCGGCGAATTACGGACAAGTCAGCAGCCCAGCTACGCAACAATCGGCTCCCCAGACTTGGTCGCCCAGCCAGGATTACTCTCCCAGCTATTCCCAAACCTCTTCGATGCTCTACGGAGCGGCAGCGGAGCAGGCCCACGCGGAAGTGGACAGCGCGATCGCGGACTACTACCATATGAGTCCGGAAACCCGGCAGGTACTAAACGCGTTCGGAACCGAAGCTCCCGCCGTACTAAATAATTATGCCCTTCAACTTGAAGGGATGCTTGACAGTGCTGTTGCCTGGGGCGAGCGTGCTCAGAATGTGATCGTTGGTTATGCCAACTTTGCTGTCAACGAGCACCAAGAAAACCTGGCTTACAACGAGATTCTTACCAATCCCGATGTTCTCAGCGACTACACCCTGAAGTTCTTTGGTCCTGAAGGTCCGTACCCCGTGTACGAAAGCGAAGCAGAACTGGAGACCCGTGGTTATCCCACCACCTCTGCCTATGGTCAGGTCGGTGAGTTCCCCGCTCCTCCCGCTGCAGCTGCTCCCCAGCAACCTGAAAACTTCTGGGGCAACTTTAGCGAGATCATGAATCGTGATCCCCAGAACGCCTGGCGCATCTTGAACCAAGCTCAGCCTGCCACTGTTGCAAACAAACTGTTTGTGATGGAGTAAGGCCATGCCTGTTGCTGGTAAATACAGTCAAGTATTAAATGCAGCAGCGAAGAACCCATCCCGCACCTTAGCAACTTCTGCTGTAGGTGCGGGACTTCTTGGTGCAACAGGATCTGTCATTGGAAACTTGACAGACAAAGAGCAAGGCGAAGGCCCTCTTCGTATCTTGACTGAAGCCGCAAATGCAGGAACCCTTGCAGCTATCCCCGGTTTAATGCCTGGATATGCTGCTGCCGCTCTTGGTACATTACGTCAACCGGGCATGGCACGTCGAGCTGTAAATGCTGCAGGTTCTGCAGCAAATGCACGCAAATCTTTCCAAGGTATTACCAGAGGAGCCGCGCTAGCTACGGCAGCTATTCCGGCTGCTGCTGGACTCGGAGGTTTGGCGGGAGGTGGCACATCTAATCTTTACAGCGCCATCGGCATCCCTGGTTTCCAGGCTGGAATTAACCCTGAAGCCGCGAACGGTTCCAGTAATATGCAGTACGTTTAATTTTGCGTTCTTAACTAAAAATTAGATCCTGCTAAAATTTGTCTTAGATAAGACAAAAACTTGTCTAAATCTTTCACCCACAAGTCCCGCGACTCTGGAGGATATTAAAAAGTGTTTCTTGATACCGATTTCCCAAAAATCTTGGGTGCGGAACTTTACCGTCCCCACCCTGCTTACATTGCCGAGATGGCTGTAGAGCCCGTGGTTGTCCACGACTTCACTCGCCAACCCGGTCAAACCGTTCAGTTAGACCGCTACAAGTTCTGGGGTACCCCTGGTACTAAGGATAGCCGTGAGCGTATTGCCGACCAAACCATCGGTACCGCTAACAGCCGTAACATCACCAAGGAGAAAGTCCTGGTGGTGCTTAAGGAATACACTGGTCCTGCAGATCCGGGCGATCCTACCCAGCCTTCGACCTTCAAGATTGCTCGTGAAACTCTGATTACCGCCCAGCGTCTGCTGCTGGACACCGGTAACCTGAATATGTTCCACCAGTCCATCGGTAGCCTGACGCTGCTGGATGACTACCGTCGTTGGCGCGACCGCGTGTTCATTGATGAACTCGCCAAAGCCGAAGCCAATGGTGCCGCTTCTACCAGCCAGGGTGGTTACTACTTCGCTGGTGGCAAGACCAAAGATTCTTCTGGTCGCGTTTCCTACACCTCTACCGAATACGGCAACGAAGTTCAGCAGTTCCAGGTTCGTACCGACCTGCTGACCATTGTTAAGGACCTGCGTAAGCGCAACGTTCCTACCTATGCCGATGGTCTGTATCGCTGTATGTGCGATCCTACCTTCATGATGCACCTGCGTCGTGACCCCGACTTCCGTGAGATTGCCCGTTATGCTGGCAACCCCGGTCAGGGCATGTACATGGGCAACCCCGGCATGCCTAACAATGCCAGCTTCTACATGGGTCCCCAAGCTGGTCAGGGCTACTTCCTGGCTGGTGAACCCGTGATGCCTACTGGCGTGCAGTTTGAAGGCGTTAAGTTCTTCGAGTCGACTAACTTCCCGACCAAGAACGTCACTGCCTCCTTCAACGGTGGCTCTGGTTACTCTTCCCAAGAAGTGGCACAAGGTTACTTCTTTGGTCCTCAGGCCATTGGCGTGGGTATCGGCGGCCCGAACGCTCAGGTGCTCATCAACAACAACGACGACTTCAGCCGTTTCATCATCCTGATCTGGCAACTGTACGCCGGTTTCGAAATCCTTAACAAGGACTTTGTGACCACCGCGTTCAGCTTTGTGTCTGATGACGGTTCTGTCTGATCAATAAACAATAACTAAACTATAGGAAAAATAAATGACCTATTTGTCCGCTAAAAAAATCTATCCCGGCAACTGGGCTGAACCCCTGAACGGCTGGTATAAGAACATCGACAACAGCCAAGACGGCACCAATGATGGTTCCAAGGGCGGCCCCACTTCCGTGCTGGCCCTCCCTGGCTACCGTTATTTCCAGCAGCGTGGTTACGTCCCTGTGACGGCCACCTCTGGCGCTGGCGCTGTTGCCGCTGCTGATGTGATCGTTCCTTCCCCCTACCGGAATGACGACACCCGTACCGACATCACAGGCCTGGTGATCTCTGGTACTAGCACCCTGCCTTCTTACGTGTATCGCACCGCAATCTCCGTGGCTTCTGGCTGGGGTGATGGCCGTGTTGCCTCTGGTGTGTATGCCGCTACCGGTAACGTGATCTCGTTCGGTCGCGTCAGCTCCAACAACCCCACCGCCGCTTCTGGTGCTGGCGAAGGCGTGATTCAGGCAAACCTGACTTCGACCGTGTCTGGTACTCAAGCTGGCGAGATCTACTTCGCTGGTGGTACCGCTGGTTACGGCACCAACCCCTTCCTGACCATCACCGGTGCAACTGGTGTGGCTCCTGGCACCATCAACTACTCGGCTACCTCATCGACCACTCTGAAGGTATTCGCTAAGGAAACCGCCAACAGCACCACGACTTCTGGTGGCTTCTACATCTCCAGTGGTGATGCAAGCGCAGGCCGCACCGGTTACCTGGTTGTGGAAGTGTGCTACATCCAGCCCGATGAAGCTCCTGGTTACGAAGACATCGACGGCTACCTGACCGGTCGCACTGTCAGCTGATTAGGGTAAACTAGGACCAGAGATTAACTCCCTGGTCCTTATGTTGTATCAGCACAAAAAAACTGGCGCACGCGTCAAAGTTGTAAGCGAGTGGGATAACGGTGATTGGTTCATGGTCGAAGACCAAGATGGTCGCCTTTACACCGTTTACAAAACAGAGATTGAACCTGACGAATCGGCCACTAAAAAGGTAAAGACTCTTCAGGTTAAAGATCGTGCAGCGCAAGACGAGCCACGCACTTTTCCTCCCGACACCCGGCTAAATGTAAATTCAGCCACAGCCCAAATGATCGCTGATCATATTAAGGGTATTGGTCTGAAGACTGCTCGGGAAATTAAAGATCTTCAGATGTCTTTATCGGGTGAAAGATTTAACAGTCTTGAGCAGTTAAAGCAAATTAAACGGGTGGATTGGAATGCTGTAATGGCTGCTGATCTGATTAGGGTTTGATTCTCATCTCAAGTGGCCCTCGGGAAACCGAGGGTTTTCTTGTCTTAAAATGTAAAATAAAACAAAATGGCTAAGCGTTCCATAGGTGATCTTGGGCGAGAACTACAAAAGTATGGGTTAAATATTGGTGAGCATCCTGAGTTTGGGGGTGTTGGTAAAGGACATTCTCCAACGGGGTATCATCCTACCGGCGAGGCTATTGACGTACGTGATTGGCGCCCAGATGTTGCGCCCGCATATCAAGGAGGCAAGCCTATTTCTTGGAAGCAGCGTACAGGTGAGCTTTCTTGGCGTGCAAAACAACTTGGTTTATTTAATGAGGCATTAGGTCCTGGCGATAAAGGACATGACACTCACGTACACTTGGCACTTCAAGGCCAAAAATTTATTACTAATCCACAGATTGAATGGCTTGCTACTGGGCGTTATAAAACTCCAGAAGGTAAGTTAACAGATGTAATGCCAGGCGCTACGCAGCCCACAGAAACCACGGCTTCTTCAGGTGTTAATTACGAAGACGCCCAAGCCAAAACAAACGATTTAATTGAAGCGTTTATGCTTGGTACTAACTACCAACCACGCGAGAAGAAGCAAACAAGAGAACCTCAGTCATTACTTGGTGCATTCAAGAATCAAATATTGGGCGGGATTCTTCAGAACGCAATGAATCCTCTTGCGGGGATCCTAGATCAGCCCGGTGACACTGTCGCTTGATTTGTTGCTTTTATAATAAAAGGTACACTGGAACATAGAAGTGCAATTTAGCGACTTCGACAAAAGTAGAATTAGGTATCATCTGGGATACTTCACTGTTTCTGTGCCAGCGGGTGACTATGCTCGTCTGGAAGAAGCAATGAATACGGTCCCCGATTCCTACTTCTACGATAAAATTGTTATCCAGATTGGGCGTTGCGATACGGCCGAAAAGAAGACAGAGGTTGCATCTTCTCCTTCCACTCGGATTGAAAATATTGTTGGCGACGTTGACCGTACTATTCGGTCGAGTAATGCCAAAGAAGCGCTAAAGGTTTGGGACGAGATTTATCTCTACGAAACAAATCGTTTAGCCGGCATTCTTTACGTTCCCAACTACAAAGATCCATACCAGGCACGTTACCGTTACGAACGCTCTGGTGCTGAATTCATCCAGGCATTACCTGGACCTGCTGATACGGCAGTTGGTTCCCGTATTTATTTACATGAGGTTTGGAGGTAATTATGGCTGGTAATCCAGGTGGGGCTGCTGCTAACCAGCGACAGCCAAAAGCTACTTCTCGGCAAGTTCAACAAGCCAGAGAACAACAAGCTGTTCTAAACAATTTACGTCGAGGCGGTGTCGTTTCTGGCGCACAGCCAGCCAATCCAATCATTGGTGGTATTCAAAGTTTATTTGGTGGTGCGGGTAAAGGTGCTATCCCTGCATTAGGTGCTGCACGCCTTGGTGGCCAAGAAGTATTAATGAATAGAGGTGGATGGGATACAAGGCGTGCCGGCAGTGGTCCAATTAATGTCGGTGGACAAACTTGGTATCCTGCTCAAAGTGGCGAAGATCTTGTTTACAAACGTGCGCCTGGTTTAGTAGGTGGACAATACGGCAGTCTTTTTTCAGGTGGTACGATTCCGCCTTCAGCACCGCCCGTAGATAATAGAAATCCCGCCGCTGAGCGTGCTTACCAGCAGGAAGTTTCGCGTGTTGCCCAGCTGACCGCACAAGACCCCGAACTTCAGCGTTACGAACAGGCTCGTCAAAAAGCAGTTGCTGCTGGCCCTGGTTCTGCCGCCGAACAATCTGCAG